TCGCTCGATACATCGATCTGGTGAAAACCTTCTGCAAGATACATGCTTGCATCAGGCGATACTTCGTTGCCGTCGATCAAGACGGTCGTTTCATTGGTTTTTGGGCTTGTTGTGTTGTTGCATGCTCCCAAGAATAAGGAAGCAACAACGAGAATAAGGGCGTAACGGGTTAGCTTTTTCATTTCTTCTCCTTTGTTTGTTTTTGGTTGTCATTCGTGCTCATCAAGATAACTCTTTTCCCGTATAATTTCCGGCAGACAAAACCATCTTCAATATACGGCTGGGGCTGATGAGCGAAATAAGACCCGATGTAGGTATAACGCAACGGCTCTTTCCGCTGCTCACGTACCAATTCGCCGGCACGTTTGACGATTTTCCTTTTCTTTGAATCGTAGAAATAATTGTAAGCTGAATATCTTGCTTGCTTCATGCTTTCTCTCCTTTGTCATTGGTGGGGATGGCAAAAGGTTTCATCCCCGCCGGGTTTACGGTTGATTGCGAAGCCGAACTCACACGGCTACGTGGATAGGAAAACACCAGAGACGCCTTGCTTCCTACTGTCGAGATTATCTAGTCATGCTTCCCCCTTCCCCTTTTTGCTATAATGGTATTGACTTTCAATCAGCAGCCGGGAGCATGTTTTCATCAGATTCCGGCATATGCTGACAAGCAGCAACACAATCACGAGCAGAATCAAAATTACGACAAGGCAAATTGTCAAAGACATTTTTCTCCTCCTTATTCCTTTATTTCTTTTGCGTAAATTCGATACGCCTTGCCTCCAAGAGTTTGGATATACTCTTTTTCTGAGCAATCCGGCGTATCGAATATTTCCACTTTGTTGTTATTGGCAAGTAATGTTTGCCCTCGCCAAATTTCCCAAATTAATCCTATATCCTGGGGGTGTTTCTTCAGGAATTGATAGGCAGCATATACATACGCTTTGTTATAGACAAGTCTATACACGGTTCCTTGACTTGCCCATGTTTTCGGATCTCTGTATTTTTTTTCACATATCTCAGAGATCCATTTTTGTGCCAATTTTTTTGGGACACGCACTCCCCACATTGCGATTTTTAATGGGATTATTTCCCAATCTTCAGGGAGATAAATATAGAGTTCTTGCGATGAGTTGTTTACCCCCATGTAATCTTTTGCGATTGCGGTGGGATGTTTCCCGTCGTAATCATAATAGTAATCAGTGCTATCAGTATACTGGTCACTACTATCTTTTTCTTGTTCTACTGTTAATGACCCATACGGGTCGAATTTTTTATGGGTTTCCCAATAGCCATGATAGCCATCTTTTGTGGTTCCGTGGCTAAAAGTAACTTTACTTTTAATGGGATAGTTTTCAATGTGTCTTTTCCATCCCAACTCTCTTTCTGGGATGGATAGCATTTCTGCTATTTCTTTAAAACTTACTTGCATCTTCTCCTCCTTTTTTATAGATAGTCCCGCCCGCATTAGCAGGCGGGGATAAAACTCTTATTCTCCCATAAGGAAACGTCTTTCCTTTTCCGGAGAGTAGCGATCAATCCGGAAAATGAGTTCGTATAGTTCCCGGTAGGTAAGATTCCGCATCTTACCCTTTTCGGGATCGAATTTTTGCAGGATGCCTCGCTTGGGTGTCCAGTCGTGGAGTTCTTCTTCTTCACGGGCGAAAGACTCGTTCTCGCCCAGAATAAAGGACATGTTTTGGTGGGAAAGCCCATCTGTTTTGAACATTATCTCTTCTGTTAATTCTCTTTTCGTTTTCATTTCTCCTCCTATGCCTTTCGGCTCTGGGTGGGCTCTTCAGGGAGCCTCTTGCTTTCACCCTTCGATCAGATCATTGAGTTGATCGATTGCGTTTTCCAGATCTTCGCTGCATTGTTGCAGCTCTTCGGTACGGTCGAGGAACGCCTCGCCCCGTTCATCTTCTTGCCAGGTTTCTGACCTGTTATCGAAGATAGATTCCCGGTGCTCAATACGCTTTTGTAGCTGTTCGAGCTCTCTTGTGAGGGCTTCGCTTATTTTCTGAAGTGATTTCATTTTATCCTCCCTTTATCACCAGAGAGACACGATTTTTATGTCTTTCCAGGCATATTTGTAAGCGATTAATTTGTTACTTTTTTCTCTGTCTTCCAACAATAGAAGGTGTTTTAGATACATCATTGGAGTTTTCCATATGATAGCAAATTTAGGCAAAGACCAGGTAACGTGCCGGACTTCACCGACCATGTCGCTATACCAATACGCTTTTTTGGTCGCCCCTAAAATTAGTACTTTCATCTTTCTCCTCCTTTTTTTCTCTCACTCTCTAGGGACAAGTCTATATATCCGGTCAAAGTTGTAAAGAACTTTTTTCACTTTTTTTCACTTTTTTTCATAAAAATGTAAGAAAAAAAAGCCCGGCTTATGCCGGGCACTAGAGTGAGGGTATCTGACCTGGAGGGATCAATCAGACAATGCAGGAAAAACAAGTGCGCAAAATGCGTCAACAAATAATTAGAAGCGATCCCGTTTTATCACTGAATCGTATTTGATTCTAATTTTTTCAAATCTACGCTTTTCAGCAGCATAACGGAGCGCCGCCATTGCATCATCTCGGAACGGAACGGGCTCATCAAGCACGTTTCCGTCCTTATCTTCTTTCCATTTCCACTGCTGGATTTCGTTGATTGTACCCGGGCAATTTGTAGCATGGATATGGATGCGTTTTGTCTGCAAAACGTCGATCTGCTCCCTGATTGAACCTTTACCTTTTTTCGCAGCTGTGATTTTTGCGCCGGCCCTCTGAAACTCCATGATCCTGTCAGGCTCTGCGGAATCGGCGTTGATGTAGAAACCAAAACCCAACTTATCACGAACCAGCTCTATCAGATCGCCATTCGTCAGCCTGTTCCGATATACTTCATCCAGGACGTACCATTCTCCATCGTGCTCTGCGATCTTCAAACATGCGCTGTAGTGATTCCATCCGAAGTCCATTCCGCCGAAAACATCACGAGAAAATTTTGGATCATTAACATCAAAATCATGAATCACGTAGTTGGTCAGGATCAGGTTTCCGATCACGCCCCATTTTCCGAGTGTGTAGATGTCGTACAGAACAGCGTCGGTGTGCTTCAGTCCCTCAAGCTCTTTCTTATACTCATCATCCAGCCAGGCGTTGTCTTTGTAGGTCGTATGCAGGATGGTTGTACGTGGTTTCTCGAAATCGAAAAACTCTTTTTTCAGCCAGGATAAAGCAGAAATCGGGTTGAACGACAAGGAAATCTGAAACGGAACGGATGCACGGCCACGAAGTCGCAGGTTTAGCTGTTTGAAATCGTCACGGCTGAACTCGCTCGCCTCTTCCATCCAGATGTCAGTCAGTACCCCGGTTTCAAAGGTAATAGATTTTATCTTTTCACGGTCATCCAGCCCCATGAAAATCATCTTACTGCCATTCACCAAGTTGGTAATTGACATCTCGCCAGAGTTGATTTTGTACCAGTCGGTCGGTAAGCCCCAATCCGAGATAATCTGCTTCGTAAGAGCGAAGGTGGAATGCCGGGAAGTGCGCCCGACTTTACGCAGGATCAGGAAATTGTGCCCGCCCGCAAGCCAATTTATTATGTTACGCTGTGCAACAAATACAGACTTCCCTGAGCCAGCGCCCCCGACCAGGACATTGAACCTGTTATGATCATGCAAAAGTGGCCGGTATGCTGCATTGAACACATCGGCCTTGATTGTTACGGGGATTGTGGACAATTATGTCTCCATGTCAATTATATTCCCTTTATGGGAACTTTTATTATTGGATTGTAATCAAAATTATTCTTTCTTTTTTTTAGATTATGGCTTCTATTTGCAGTATCATACCTGACAATCGAATGCCCCCATTTTTTTATCAATAAATCAAGCTGCTGTTTTTCACGTTCAAAGTTACGGTATGCGGCGCAACCACCAGATTGGCATGACTGTTTAACGATGTAGAAAAATTTGTTAAGCCTTAAAGCAACCCTGTATTTGTTGAGCTGTTGGAGTGTCATATCGTAATCTTCCTTTAGCGGTAAACGCTCGTCATAAAAACACTCATTCCCACGCAGGAAAGCCTGAAACGGCCCGCCAATATAGCTTATCGTTGAAAAAGGGGCGCATTCACGATAGCCTTGTTTATCTTGATTAATGTTTAAACCCCAGAATTTAGCCCCCAAATCATTGGCCAATATAGAATATTTCTGTATAAAACCGAAAAACTCTTCTTTATTGATTTTATGTTTTTTGTTAAACTCCCAAAAAAAAATTCCAGTCATATCGTCGTCGACTAAAACGACTACATCCGCACCTTCTCTGAACTCTGATTTTAAAATGTGGTTTCTGATTCTGCATAAATTACCCTGTATCCCCTTCTTGCATTTTATTATATTCCCATGAGGATTAAATTTATTATAGTCGTCAAATTCAGTCTCGCAAACCCAGACCTTGCAAAAGGGGAGATAGTCGAGCGTCTTTACTTTAGGCCTTTTATAAGACGGGCAATTAACCGAGATTTTCATAGTCCCCACCAATCAATCTTTGTATTGCTTTTGATCCGTCAATTACTCTCCCCAATCCTTTTGATTTGAAGTTATCCTTGTAATGAAGAGCTTTGACTTGATGGAGGTCAAACAAAGACAATGCTTGCAGCCAATCTACTGAATTATTAAAATATAAGACAACATAATTGTGTTCTTCAAGGAGCTCCTCTGAAAACTCCACTTCGGGCTTATCGATTATATCATCTATACTGTCGGTAATAACATCAAAACCAAAATCTTCCATGTTTATGTTTACGATACTGCTAAGTTCCAAGTTTAAAATTTCAGTATCAAACCCCGTATTCATCGTCAGCTTATTATGCGCAAGGATGTAAGCTTTCTTCTGCTCATCTGTCATGTGGGAAAGTATTATTACAGGGATCTCATCCATGCCAAGTTTGATGGCCGCAAAATAACGGCCGTGACCTTCGATAATTATCCCGGCTTCATCGACGGCAATTGGATCATTGAAACCAAATTCCTGAATTGACTTCACGATCTGGTCAATCTGCCATTCGGGATGCTCTTTTGCGTTGTGTGCATAAGGAATAATTGAGTCAATCGGCATGTTGGTTATTTTCATCATCTTCTCCTTCTGGTTCATTTTGAAACTATTGTGCACATAAACCCATGAGACGAAAGGATCGAAAAAGCAATGACGGCTTGGCTTTCTCGCATGCACAAGGCTTCATTTCGATCGCTGGTCATCATGGGAAGCTTCTTACCCCGCATTTTGCAGATGTAGCCATTGCCCGATTTGACTAAAAACTTCTTACTATTCATCATCCTCTCCTTCAACTGAAACGACAAAGCCGGTAATCTTGTCACCGCCTGATGTTAAGTCGTGCTTGACGGGCCGGTGCAACCCCAGGAGCTTGTTTTTTTCTGCGGTAATCGAGAGACACGTCCGGAAATCCTGCAAGCCCATACTGCGTCGGTAGAGATCGTCCAACCGCTCGCATTGCTCCGATATTGCCATCTCAATGTCCCTGTTGTTTATGTCGCTTATAAG